AATATATCCTAATGCTAAAGAAGATTTACTTACACATTATTTTGTTTCTCAATCTATATCTGGAAAATGGGGTCTAAATATGCCTATTTCTTTAGCTTTAGGTTTAATTAAAGAAGTTGGAGATAGTCAGAGAGCTCCATATTTCAATCCAAATCAAGGTCACTTTAAAAAGAGCACTGGATTCTCTGTAGATGATTTAGGTGCAAATTGGGCGGGAGCTACAAAGATGAATCTCGATGAAGCGTATAATAGAGGTTTGTTCACACATACTGAGACCGTGCCAGAAAATAATGATTGGTCACAAGATTCTGAATATGGATATGGTCAGGGTGAGTGGAGAAAAGTATTAGATAAAATTAATAAGTAATGATGAGTTTAGTGAATAGTAGTCTCAGAAAACGATATAATAGCATCATCAACATTTAGATAACCCACTTCCTTATCAACCCATTCTCTCCCTTTGAACTTCGTATTCTGAGGGAGTTTTTTTGTGTGCCATTTAAAATCATAATCGTCTATCTCTTCCATATTAATAGGGTCAAAGACATAGACCACATAGTTATTGGGTTTAGTTGTAGGCATAGATACTGCATATAGAAAATCTAAGTCGTGTTCCTTGGCAAACTTCTTATTCCAATCATACTTCCTCTTCTCTAATATAGTATCAGGATAGTGTTTATTCCTACATTTAATCTCTAGCATAATCCCCCGCTCTTTATCGAAGGCATCATACCTAGAAAACTTATCATCCATAAGTTCAAAGTCATAGTCAAGACTATTTAACGCTTCGATGATTTTTTCATCATTCATAGGTAATTCCTTAATTTAGTTAAAATTCGAGCTCCAAATCTTCGATTCTAGAGGACTTCTCGGTGTCACCTATACCAAGGGTAGGGGCAAATCTCTTTTATTTTGTAGGTCCTGTATAGCTGACTTGATTGCATCTTCAGCTAGAACTGAGCAGTGAATCTTAACCGGAGGTAATTCTAACTCCTCCACAATATCAGTGTTCTTAATCTCGGAGGCTTCAGCCAGTGTCTTACCCTTAACCCACTCAGTGAGCAACGATGATGAGGCTATGGCTGAACCACAACCATAGGTTTTAAATTTAGCATCTTCAATAACGCCCCCATCATTAATCTTTATTTGTAATCTCATTACATCGCCACAGGCAGGAGCTCCCACCATTCCAGTCCCCACGTTCTTATCATCTTTATCTAGAACACCTACGTTTCGTGGGTTTTCATAGTGGTCTAGAACTTTTTTACTATACGACATAATTTACTCCTTAATTAAATGTTACGGACTCTCCACAGCCACACGCCGCCTTAACTTGAGGATTATAAAATTCAAATCCCTCATTAAGACCCTTCCTTTGATAGTCTAATTCTGTGCCTGACAAATACTGTAGGCTTTTAGCATCAACAATAATATTTACTCCTCTATCTTTAAATATAATATCATCACTATTTAATGAATCTACATATTCCATAGTATATTCATATCCAGAACAGCCCGCAGCTTTCACTCCCACACGAATGCCTAGACCCGAGCCCCTATGTTTGAGGCGGTCTATAATTACTCGTGAGGCATTACTTGTTAATGTCATTCTCTTATCTATTCCATCCCTTGTCTATTCTATCCTCAAGTACCTTATCATTATATAAGCGGTCAGGGACATTCCGAACTTTAATCAAGTCTTTGCCTTGCTTGGACATCTTCACCAAGTCCTCGTCTAACCAGACTCCTCCGTGGTCGCATACATCTTCAAATGCTTTCCACAGTCTATTAAACTTTCTGTTGTAAAGGTACTCTATACCGATAAGTATATTGCTGAGTTCATCTTCGTCCATCTGGTCAGGAGAGTCTAAATACTCCTCGTATGCCAGTTTGATGTCACTGGTTACAGACCAACAATCCATAATTCTTTCTTCTAGTGTATGTGCTATATTATTCATACTTGATTCCATTAGTATAGTTGGGAAGCCCCGTCCATTCGAACGAGACCCCAAGTGTTTTTAGACGAGGTTTGTTTATTATACCTCGAACCAACTAAAGAACAAAATCACCACAGTAACCGCAAGGAAAACCGTCAGCGACTTATTCTTTAGAACCTTATCAATATATTCTTTCATTTGTTTTTCACTCCTTTTATTGTTAAGTTTAACATCTATCTCCCGCAGTATTTTATCTACTTGTTTCTGTAGAATGGGTATCTGCACCCTCTCTCTCCAAAGTTTCTTAACTAAATTTACTTTCATCTACATCCTATTACATATAAGCATTTGATTTATCAGAATGGTCAGTATAATCTAAAATACCAACCACTTCTGGATAGAGCCTTTTAAGTTGTCCCTCTATTCCGTCTTTTAATGTTATTGCTACAGAGCTACATCCTTGACAGCCCCCTCCAAAATTTAATATTACTTCATTCTTTTTGGTAACATCTATTAGTTCACAGAAGCCACCGTGGGAAGCGAGGCTGGGATTAATTGTAGTAACAATAGTATATTTTATTTTCTCTTTGAGTGTAGCACTATTACTTGGTGCTTCACCTTTAGAGTTTGGTGCTTTAATAGTCAGTTTTTTATTAAGTCCATCTATTTTCAATGCCACACTAGAATCTTTTAAATGTTCATTGTGTGATGTAGAAATATAAGTATTGAAACCCTTGTACTCATATTTTTTATAATTTTCTGGAATATCTTTTGGTCTACAAAAATTAAATGTTACATTTGCAACGGGTGTTCCTACTTTTTCAACCTCTACTTTTAAACCTAGCTCTTCACTTTGTTCTTTAAAAAGGTCAGCAATATATTTTTCAGCTTCATCTGTAATATTAAACACAGCTAATCTTTTTCTAAGTTTCTCGTAGAAAATCCAATAGCTACTCCACTATCCACTCTTTCAAAATTAGAACCTAGTTCTTTTTTGTATACATATTCCATAAACTCTTCAGAATCATCATCCTTTCCAGTTGACTTTAAGATTTCATCTTCAGCTTCTTCACCTAAATCTCTTTCATATACCATACTAGACTCCTTCTGTAATTTTCTTATGTATTCGTCTGGTGTCACTAACATAAGGTTTTCCACAGTGTGTACAAAATAATTTCTTTGGTTTCCAGTTATCTGTGTTAGCTATAGACCACCAACCCTTGCATTCTTTACAACTGAAATGCCAGATTGTTTCTTTATTCACCGAATCCATCTATTGCTTTTGGTGATAAGAAACCTTCTCTCTGTTCAGGTGTCATCTTTTGATACTCAGCCAAGGTTTCTATCCAAAGTTCATCACTAAGTTTATGCCAGCCTACACACCTTCCAGTGGGTGAACGACCACAACTACATCTAAAATTTTTATGTGGTGGGATAACTTTTAAAACTGTCATACTAACCATCCTTTTCTTAAGGCTTCTAACCACACAACGACATAGATTAGACATCCTGTACTCGCTGACGCTAATAGTAGATAAAGAAAATTAAAAAGCGGTTTCATATAAGATAGCTTACGGTGAGAAAATGTCAATAAATATTGTTTTAAAAAGTTCATTCTACATCCCTATCCTCTTCGGTTAAATCTACCATCTCACATAAATCCCCAGTACACGCCATAGTTTTCATACCCTTTGTAGTGTCTGAGAGTTCGTATTCTTTGATTCTATCCCAGTTAACAGAATCAGGCATAGTAGCAAGAGCCTTAAGATAGACCTCCTCAGTACAGTCCTCGTATGGAGCTTGTTGATAACTGTGGTCTGAGTGTGGTAAGAACGAAACACCACTAACTCTATCAAAATTCTCGTACACCCACGCACCAACCTGCATCCATTCGTGTTCACATACGCTAATAGTTACGCTGGGCTTATGTTCACAGTAGTATGTCTGATAGATGAGCCATAGTTCTAACTGTTCTATAGCTGTCTTATCATCTCTCAATACTGCATTCTTAGGTGCTTTCATAGGAAATGTAAACACAATAACGCTGTCTGGTTTCATAACATCAGGTTCACAAGGCACACCTTCATCTTTCATCAGTTGTGCGATAGGGTCTTTAATGTCCGCCCTAACCCTACGCAAGTAGTAATCGTTGTGTCTCGGATGAATGCCTGACGCTGAATCTACCAGTTGACTTACAGTACCACTGGGTTTTATGGCGGTAATAGATGTAGAATGGTTGATTCCTAATAGACCAGCCCATTCCTTATTAGTCTTTATTGCTTCTCTCTTTAAGGACAACAGAAAATCCGGGAGACTTAGTTTGCCGCTGTTCCCCTCACACACAGCCACACCTTTATTATCTCCATTCATAAAAGCGTTATCCATTATACCAGTTAATGACACTCCAAGCAAGGCTTCTTCTTTTGTGTTTACTGCCCATTTCTTCCTTAATCTTCGGATATTAGTAAGAGATGCTTGAAATGTGCCTAAAATAGTAGCGAGTTTGACCTTTCTTTTGATGTCCTTCTGTGTATCTTCTGCTCTAATCACTACCTCTGTCAGATTACAGAACTGTCCATCCCTAAGTATAATCTCTGAGCAGGGGTTACACCCAAACTCGTGTTCAGTATCTCTTCTGCCACTCTTAGCCACCTGTTTTATTGCGGCTTCTCTATTGAAGATGCCGCGCTCACCTGATTTAGAGTCATAGAGTGCTGTCCATTCCTTCATAAAGATACCCATATCAGGTTTCTCTGTATAGCAGACAGAGTTATTACTCAGTGCCATTTCTGGAGTGTCTATCCACCACTGCCCAGTCTTCGCATTACGCATCCTGTCATCAGTTAGATTAGATAGACTGATAAGTGCTGACCTGCGAACACCCCCAACCACCACAACCTCCGCTATCTTACACATCAGTCTGTGACATTCGTATGAATTTAGTTTCCTGCCCACAGCACCACGAAAGATGTTAGTAGAGAAATGAAACAAATCGAGTAGTGGCTCAGGACCACTGGCTCTACCACCAAATGTGTTGAGCCTAGAACCTTTAGGTCTGACCTTAGATGTATCCCAATTAGGTATCTCACCATCAAATAAATAACTGATTAGTTTTCTGAATGATGACTGCCAGCCTTCCTTGCTATCCTGTACCACAATAGTATCATCAACATCTACTACCTGCTCAGGTATCTCAGGTAATTTGTTGATGAATTGTCTTTCGACACTAAAGCCTACACCAGTACCGTGCATAAGAATGTATAAGCACTCATCGAATGCCTTCGGGTGGTCTACACTCAGGTAGGCACAGTTATAACCAGCTATGTGGTTCTTCTCTAGTGCTGGACCTGCTGTCATCAACGCCCTCATACTAGGCATAACCTCAAGGTTCAGTACCGCTTCTTCCAGCATCTCCCTAGTCTTAGGAACTAATTCCTGATTAGTGTTTTCTTTCAGGTGTTCCTCCATAAAATCGAAGTAACGAGCGACAGTCTCTTCCCAAGTCTCTCGTCTGTTTTCTTTGGGTAGCCACCTAGCGTATCTGCTGAGTGCTATAAAATTTTGATAATCATTAGGTAGTGTCTTCAATAAAGTCTCCTCTCTTTTTTTGTTCTTTCTTTTTGTCGTTCATTACTTTAGTATGCCACAGCCTTCTGTGTCTTAAGGCATACTTTAGTTTGTTCTTTATTATGTGTGGTTTAATCTTCATCTACAGCCTCTATTTCAATGTTGACCATCTTCTTACCCTTATCATCTAAGTAAGTATTATATTTTAATCTTCCATTCCTGTGCATAAGAATAGCATCTGTTATTCCTCTGTTATAGCACTTAGTTCCGTGCCTCCATAATATCAACGCGCCTATTATTAGTAAGGATGACATCAATAATATGAAGTTCTCAATTGATATCATCAACATCTGCAAACTCCTCTCTCTTTGAAATTAATCTATCCTCGAACTCTTGTAAAATATCTTCTGTTTCGATATCTAATATCTCACACAGAGTACAAGGGTCTATGTTCTCTTGAACTATACGTTCTTTTAATTCATTCAGGGTCAGTGCCATCACCCCCCTCCTCCTGTTTTATAAGTTTATCTAAGTACCACTTAGCCTTCTTCAAGTCACACACACCATCCTTGAACCTCCATCTGCAGATATACTTGCAAATATTGGATGTTAGATAATCCATTTTTTGGTCTATAATAAAATCTATGACCTCAATCTCACCTTGCTTGTAATAGACAGGATTAATGTTGTCACTGGTGACATCTTTTGGTGTGTGTAATACTCCCTTGTAAGAAACTTCTAATTCTTTGTCCATTCTTTTAGTTCCTTTATTTGTTTAGTGGAAAATATTTTAATGTCATACTTAGCACACCACTGAGTGTAAGTAATCTTGTTCCCCTTAGCTACTTTGGAATCAGGGCGGGGCATTAAGAAGATTAGTTCCTTACCCTCAAACTTTAGTTGTTCATCAATAGCTCTATACTTCTGTCTGTCCCCACTCCTGAAAAACCCTTTAACCTCGATATAGAACTTACCCTTAACAAAATCAGGGGTGTAGTTCTTTCGTATCGTATAGGCTAACCTACAGGGCTCATACTTCCACTCATTACCTAGTTCTAGATAACATTCCTTCTCTAACTTAGACCGAAACTTTATTGCCATCTCTGTCCACCTCTATAACATTAGGAGTATTTATGGTCTCAACCAAATATCGTGGTCCATTAGCATAGATAAATGTTCTGAGGTCATCACCCCAACATTCGTGCTTGTAAGCACAGTAACTACAGCCCACGCCTAGTTTCATATTACCCGACTTACCATCAGGGACTAGCTCATAACATCTCTTAGGTGGCTCGGCTAACTTAACTACATTCTTGATAGCCTTAATCCTTTCTACTATCGAGAAGAAGTTTAGCTTAGTCCAGTACCACTGAGACTCATCCTTCATATCATACTTCAAGTATGTCAGGTGTCCGTTAGTCTTATCCATAACTAACCAGCCCATCTCTGTCGCACCCTCTGAATGAGCATAGCCTTTGATTTGGTCTATATATCCAAATGGGTCATCATTAATAAGAGAACCATCCTTGAATTTTTTGAACCCATAAGGTGATGATGACTTAACATCAGTCACTATGCCATCTATCTTACAGTCCATAGAACCCTTAATCCCCTCTACCTCTGCTCTCTTCTGTGTATCAGTAACCTCGTGTCCTGATAGTTTAGCTAGAGCCAGTACCATCTCTTCAATCAGATGACCATAGAGAAACTTGATACGGGTGTGAGGCATAAGCTCCTCGCCCTTGTGCCCGTTGTAGGAATACCACAGTTGTCTATCCTTCTTACCTATGTTAGACATACGAAGTTTACGTCTATCAAACTTACTCTCTGTGATGTTGTCACGCATCATCTGTTTGCAATTTTCACCAAAGGTTTCTATTGCTTCTTCGACATCTACACCTTCAGGAATTTCCTTGGTGTCAATCATATGATATATGTCGCTTACTAATGTATCTGTTGTTTTCATACTCTTTGCTCCACTTTGTTTAAATAAAATAAAACTTTCCCTATTGATTCTGCTGTATCACCTAGCTGACCTATAGACCTGTTACATTTGTTACATAACACTCCTCTAAATCTCATAGTCTTATGGTCGTGATCATAACAAAGGCTATCTTTACTACCAC